GATCAATGGGTCGTAATCTGGCACGTGCACGTAACCAGAAACCTGGGAGCAAGTAATGGCTAAATTCAGTATGAAAAAGGGTGGCAAAGAAATAGGTCCTGCATCTACTTACGCAGCTCCCCATACTATGTCAGGCAAGGCTACGGATGGGCAATCTGCTGTCCATTATGCTACTGATCCAAATACAATGCGTGCGGATGAGTCTACTCCTGGTGGCATGCCCGCAAGGCGTGTGAGTTTAGGCAACATTACAAACGGTCCTAAAACTACTGGTATTGAGACTCGTGGTAACGGCGCAGCTACCAAAGGTAGAATTGCTAGAGGACCAATGGCGTGACATATACAGAATTAGTCACAAGTATCCAAAGTTATACGGAAAACCAATTCCCTCCTGTTTATTTAGCAGACGGAACTACGGAGTCAACTACGACTCAAATTAATAGGTTCATCGAACAGGCTGAACAGCGGGTTTACAACACAATTCAGTTTCCAAGTCTTAGGGCAAACGTTACAGGAACGCTTACTTCAGGCAATCAATACCTATCTTGCCCAAATGATTTTTTATCTGTGTATTCAATAGCGGTTTATCCTACAACAGGAACCAATGCAAATACATTCACATACTTAATTAACAAAGATGTGAACTTTATTCGTGAAGCGTTCCCAAGTACAACTTCCGCTTACTATGCACAACCCCAGTATTACGCGCTTTTTGGCCCTCAGTACAACAATATTGCAGAACTAAGTTTTATTTTAGGACCAACGCCAGATCAAAACTACGCAGTAGAACTGCACTATTACTACTACCCACCCACAATTATTCAAGGCGGTATTACAGCAATTACACTAACAACTGCTGGATCAACATACACCAACGGTACATACTATGACGTTCCTTTAAGCTACAACGCATCACAGCCAACAAATGCGGGTGGTTCTATTAATGGTAACTCAGGGCTTGCTACAATTGTAGTATCTGGTAACGTTGTTACTTCTGTAACAGTAACAAGTGGCGGAGCGTTTTATAGTGTTGGAGATATATTGACGGTCTCCCCAACATACATTGGTTCAAGCGGTTCTGGATTTACAGCAACTGTGTCTAGTGTTGGAAACTCAACAGGCGTTACTTGGCTTGGGGACAACTATGATGCGGTTTTGTTATATGCTTGTTTGGTAGAAGCGTATACCTATATGAAAGGCGAAGCTGATCTTGTAACTCTGTATAACACAAAGTATATGGAAGCTCTTGCAGAAGCTAAACGTCTTGGTGATGCGCTTGAAAGACAAGACGCATATCGTTCAGGACAATACAGACAGGCGGTGACCTAATGGCTTTTATAGGAAATTGGGCTTGTGATGTATTTAAAACCGGCATGATGAATGGCGTGTATAACTTCACGTCCGGTACTTTTTACATTGCGCTGTACACCAATTCAGCTACGCTTAATCAAAACACAACGGCTTATACAAGCATAGGCGAGACAACTGGATCAGGCTACACAGCGGGGGGTCAATTATTGGTTGTTTCACAAACCCCAACTACAGGTAGTACAGGGGACACGGCGTATATTTCTTTTAATAATGCCGTCTGGACGGGCGCAATTAGCGCACGAGGTGCGTTAATATATTTAAAAAACAACACCACAAATCCGGCTGTTTGTGTATTAGATTTTGGAGCAACTAAAACGTCTAACGGCTCTTTTACAGTACAATTTCCGGCAACTACTAACACTTCTGCGATTATTCGCATTTCATAAGGAAACATCATGAGTAATGAGATTTCAATCATAGGAGACGTAGTAGATGCTACGGTCACCAGAGGCGCGGGGCAGACAGAACTGTTTGGTCTGCAAGGTATATATAAAGCTGAGTGCTATGACGCACAGGGCAATCTTAAGTGGTCTGACCATATTGAGAACCTAACCACAAACGTGGGTCGTCAGAACTTACTGAACTTTTACTTTATTTCTCCCTCGGCTACAAACGCCATTTACATGGGACTAATGGGTACAGGCTCACCTTCTTATACAGATACACAAGCCAGTCATGCAAGCTGGTTGGAAGTCGGAGGCGCTAACGCTCCTACATATTCTGGCACAAGAAAGACACCAAGTTTTACAACACCTACCACAGCTAACCCCTCTGTTTTGGTAACTTCTGCTGCGGTTGTGTTTAGTATGACTGGATCAGGAACTGTTGCAGGTGCGTTCATTAACGTGGGCGGTTCATCTACAATTGATAACACAACAGGTATTTTATTCAGCGCAGGAGATTTTTCTGCGGGTTCTAAGACAGTATCGTCAGGCGACACAATAAATGTATCGTACTCGTTGTCAGCATCGGGTTAATAAATGGCTCTAGTTCTGGCGGATCGTGTCCAGGAGACATCCACTACAAGTGGTACGGGTACGCTCACCCTAAATGGCGCGGTCAATGGATACCAATCTTTTGCCAACGGCGTTGGCAACGGGAACACCTGTTACTATACGATTTACGACACAGTCGCTTATACATGGGAAGTTGGGATTGGTACTTATACTACGTCAGGCAGTACGTTAACGCGTACGACTGTTCTTTCTAATTCATCACAGACTACTTCGCTGATTAACTTTGCGGGTAACTTGATGAACGTGTGGGTGGACTATCCCGCAGAAAAAGCCATATATCAAGATGCAAGCGGAAATACCTATGTACCCAGTCTGGGAGGAACTACACCATCTACAGGTACGTTTACTACTATTACAGGACAGACTGCTAACTTAACTGGTACTGGGCAAAATTTAATTGCGTATTCACAATTTCAATCTGGTTGGGCTATATCAAATGGCACTATTTCATTAAATTCTGCAACTGACCCATTAGGCACAACGACTGCCGCCACATTAACAATGTCTGGCGCATCTAATTTAAGTTTTTATTCTTCAACTGCGGCACTTACAAATGGCACTTATTACACTTATTCTATTTATGCCAAGGCAGGAACATCTAATACACTTCAAATAACTCTTCAGTCTTCTTCATCAAATGTATATGGTGTAAGTGTTAATTTATCAACCCAAGTAATAACATTAGTTACAGGTACTGGAACATCGACTATAACTTCTGTTGGGAATGGTTGGTATCGTATAGCTTTAACAGGATTAGTAAATGCAAACGGAACTGGTTATTTTCAAACATATATTGTCGGCAATGCTAGTACTATGTACTTGTGGGGTGCACAAGTAAATACAGGTTTAACTGCAAACACATATATTTCAACTACTGGAACAACTGTTTATGGTTATCCTAACTTAAGTCTTAATAGCAATATAGCTGTTTCAATGGACTCCTCTGGAAACCTAATCCTACAACCCGCAGGAACAGGAGCATTACAAGCACAACAGACTACATCTAGTGCTACAGGTGGTAATGCTAGGGGTGCTAATGCGGTGGATTGGCAGACGGCATCAAGAGATTTGGCAACAAGGGTAGCAAGCGGTACTTTAGCAGTTATTGGTGGTGGTCAATACAATACTGCAAGTGGCTCAGGATCTGTAGTTGGTGGCGGTCAAGGTAATTCTGGAACAAATAGTGGTTCGGTAGTCCTTGGAGGATATCAAAATAGCAATTCTGGAAATCAAGCATCACTTGTTGGAGGCTATAACAATACTGCTTCTGGTTCTTGGGGTGCTGTTTTAGGTGGTTATTTAAATACTGCCGCAGGATTTTTAAATTTTATTGGTGGTGGTTTTACTAATTCTGGAACATCTGGAAGTGCAGTAACAACACAAGCGACTTCTACAATAACTTCTGGTTCTACTGCGGTTACATTAAGTAGTTCAAACGCATCCATTAAGGTTGGACAGGTAGTTACAGGAACTCCTGTAGCATCTTTTCCAGCAACCTATGTTGCCGCTATATCAGGAACATCACTTACTTTATCCCAAAACGCTACATCCTCAACAAACGCAACCCTATCTTTCTATACACCTCATGGAGTAGTAGTAGGAGGAGGAAATAACCAAGCAACAGGCTCATATAGTTTTATTGGTGGTGGTGGTGATGCGGGTACTAGTGCAAACAGAAATATAGCTAGTGGTGACTGGTCTGTAGTTGTAGGTGGGCAATCAAATACTGCTTCTGGTTCTTATTCTGGAGTGGTAAGTGGAACTACAAATAATGTATCGGGTGCTAGATCTTTTATTGGTGGAGGTCAAGCTCAAACTATTACAAGTGGAAATTCAGTAATATCTGGTGGATATGCAAGTATAGCAAGTGGTAGCTTTTCTTTCATTTCTGGAGGTGCTTATGGAACAACAAGAGGTATTGTTGGTTATCATGTTTCTCCTGCTTGTCAAAATCCTTTAGGTTCTGTTGCAGGGTACACTCAATCTGGTTTATTAAATATAGCGACATCTACAACTACAACAGGTGCAGTAGCTTTAACTTCTGATACAAACGCTGCAAGTTCAACAAACCAAGTAGTATTACCAAACGGCATATCTGGCACAGTTTCTGTATATACATTTAGAGTATTAATATCAGCGCACAACTCAGCAAACACAACTGATATTGCGGGATGGCAAATACTTGGTGTTATATCTAGGGGCAACGGAGTAGGAACAAC